GGTGGCCTCAAGGAGCTTGCCAAGTGGGCTAAGTGGCTGTGGGATAACGGGATTAAGCCCCCGTTCAATTTCATTGCCGATAAGGCCAAGTGGCTTTGGAACAAGGGTGTCAAGCCCGCCTTTGATGCGCTCAAGGCCGGTATGAAGAAGGTCTCTGACGCGTTCAAGACGGCCAAGGACATGATTGGAAAGCAGTGGTCCAAGCTTTCCGATATCGCCAAGAAGCCTATCAATTTCATCATTGATACGGTTTACAACAAGGGCATTGTTGGCGTCTGGAATAAGGTTGCCGGGGCTTTCGGCGCACCCAAGCTGAACAAGTTCAAGGGCTTTGCTACGGGTGGCATTCTGCCGGGGTACACGCCCGGCCGTGACGTCCACCTCGCTGCACTGTCCGGCGGTGAAGCTGTGATGCGTCCTGAGTGGACGCGTGCCATGGGTCCGGGCTACGTGAACAGCATGAACGCGCTAGCCCGTAAGGGTGGCGTTGGTGCCGTTCAGAAGGCTATGGGCGGCGGGCTTCCGGCGTTCAAGAACGGTGGCATCTTCGGTTGGATCGGTTCTGCCGGTTCGGCCCTTAAGGGCGCCGGTTCTGCTGCTTGGGACGGCATCAAGAAGGGTGCCTCTTGGCTTGCTGACACGCTTGAGGCTTCCGCGCGAGCGGGTGTCAAGCATGTTGTCAACCCTCTGATTTCCATGATTCCGGGTACCGGCAACGGGTTCGGAAAGATGGTTAAGGGGATCCCGAACAAGATGGTTGATTCCATCTTTGGGTATGCCAAGAAGGCTGACAAGAAGAACGACGCTGCCCCGAACATCAATTACAAGCCGGGTGCCGGTGTTGCTCAGTGGAAGGGTGTTGTTCTCAAGGCTCTTGGGATGGTTGGTCAGCCTGCCTCGCTGCTGAATACGGTTCTACGCCGTATGAATCAGGAGTCGGGCGGTAACCCCAAGGCAATCAACAATTGGGATATCAACGCCAAGAACGGTGTTCCGTCCAAGGGTCTTATGCAGGTGATTGACCCGACGTTCAACGCGTACGCGGGCAAGCTCCGTGGTCGTGGTGTTTGGGATCCGCTAGCGAACGTCTACGCGTCTATGCGCTATGCAATGTCGCGTTACGGTTCGCTGTCTTCCGCGTACAACCGTACGGGCGGATACGACAACGGCGGATGGCTACAGCCGGGGGCGACGCTCTCAGCGAATGACTCTGGTAAGCCTGAGCCGGTGTTCACGTCCGGTCAGTGGTCGCAGATTTCCACGCTCGCTAACCGGGGCATGGTGGCCGGTAACGGTGGCCTACAGCCGGGGGACACGCTCACGCTGTCCGTGGACGGCCGTACGACCCTTGAGGCGTACGTTGACCGGCGAGCGGATGACCGGATCCACAAGGGGCTAGTTGGCCCCGCTTCTCTTGGAAGGGTTCTGTAAATGTCCACTCCTGTTGATGACCCGTATTGGGTTCCCAATGTTGAGGTCATCGTGAACGAGGACGGTACAACTATCGTCATCGGCTACCCGTCGAGTGGCACTAGCGGCTCGTACGGGGGCGTTGTAGGGACCGACCCGAACGAGGGTGTTGGTATCGGCATCGGGGGCGACGAGGGCGGCTCTGAAGCTCCGGTGCCGGAAGCTCCGGGCGTGCCTGAGTAACCGATTGGGGGGTCAGGTGCTGAATTCAGTATCTGACCCCCGCTGACCCTCTTGGAGAGTGAATGGCTTACAGCAACCCGAACCTACTACCCGTTGACGCGAGCACCTTTGAGGGTGGTACTAGCTCTTGGTCGCCGAGCGGGACTAACGCCACGAGCATTGTGCAGACTGCAACAAAGCTGTCTGGGACGTACGCGCTTAGGGTGACTGCTACTGCTGCGGGTACGGCTGCTGTGTGGAGCCCTCGCGTTGCCGTGTCTGCCGGTACTGAATACGTGGCCCGGGTGCCCGTTGGTCTCGGCACTATTCAGGCGGGTCTCTCCGCTACTGCAACCATCGAATGGTGGAATGCGGCATCGGGCGGCACCAAGGTTGGTACTAGCGTTGGCGGCGTGCGAGCCCTCAGCACTGCCCTTATTTGGGATCAGGCTACGTACTCTGTAGCGACCGGTAAGGCTCCTGCCGGTGCGACTCACGCGCTCATCCGAATTGACGTGAGTGGCATGGGTGCCAACGGTCAGTATTTCATGGATGAGGTCTACTTCTGCGTCGCGCCAAACCGCGCGGGCAACATCCTTGATTTCAACGTCGCTAGCATTGAGGCCGATACCTCCGGTTGGTTCGTTACGAATGGGACGCTATCCCGTACGAACGGCTTTCTTGCGTCGGGTACCGGGTACTACTGCCTTGGTGGCACGTCGACCGACGTAGGCGAAATGGTCCTACGTACCGCCGTGGGTGTTCCGGTTACTGAGGGGGTTGAGTACGTCGCTTACGCGGCCGTTCAGTCGCCTACCGTTGCTTTGTCGACCCGGTTCAATATCTCGTGGTATGACTCGGTCGGTACTCGCGTTGCAGTGTCTGAGCGCACCCTCACGATTGACAACAACATTCAGCGTGTGGCGGTTGTGGGCGTGTGTCCCGCTACTGCTGTGACTGCCCGCATTTGGTTTCGGCCGGTTGCAACGGCGGCGTCTCAGGTCTTTGCTGCTGATGACGTGTCGCTTGCTGTTGCCCCGAATAAGGCGGGTAACAAGCTCACGTTTCAGGAGTTCTCGACGGAGGACTCTGACATTCCCGCGTGGACGGTTGATGGGGGTGCGGCTGCTGAGCGCACCTATCTGACGAGCAGCATTTCCGATGGGTTCTATTCGCTGTCGTACGTCCCTTCGGAACGCAGGATCAACCGGCTGTCTCTTGACCGGCTTGTTCCGGTAACTCCGGGCATTACCTACGCCGTTGGTGCTGTCTACTTTGGTAGCAACAAGAGTGGGCAGCCTACGACCATGAGCTACCGGGTTACGGTCGACTGGTACGACGCTAGCGGCGTGCTGTTCCAAGCGGATAACCCGGATGGGTTCTATTCGGTTGACATTGCCAACAACGCAATCAATGGCTCTGCGTCGACTGAGACGCGTACGGCCCCTGTGGGTGCCGCTTTCGCGCGGCTAGTCATTGAGCTTGACCACACGTATTCGCTCGTTGAGCGGTACTACGTCGACAACGTGTCTCTCATTGAGTCCAGCCCGGAATACGAGCTGTCCTCAAGCAACGAGACCGGGTCGGTCACGTTCAAGATGAATTACACGTACCCGACTGCAACCGCCGTGACTATTCAGCGGTTGGACGAGGACGGTACGGCTAGCCCTATGAGGGGCTACGGCTCTGAGTACGATATGGCGCCGTACACTCCGGTCCCGATGCTCATTGAGGACTATGAGGCGCCGCTAGGTTCCCGCGTTATGTACGCGGTGACTTGGTATAAGGCTGACGGCTCGCGAGCGTCGCGCTTGTTCACTCAGGCTATTGCTGCCCCGGTCTTGGAAGACCCGGATTACGTTTGGTTCAAGTCTCCGGGCATTCCGGCGCTGAACACGACTCTCATGATGGAAGCCCCGATCAAGTGGTCTCGTGAGGCCCGGCAGGCGCTGTATCAGATCGTTGGTCGGCGTAACCCGATTGCCATCACGGACGCTCGTCCGGGGCGTAAGGCGAGCCTGTCTCTCCTTGTGTGGGACGAGGCTAGTAACGCGCTCTTTGACTCGCTGCTTGATACGGGCCTTACGGCTCTGATTCAGGCTATGCCGGGTTACGGCGTTAACGGAAACCTGTACCTCTCCATTGGTGCGGTTGACGTTGAGAGCGTGACGAACGCTGCGAACATCCCCGGTTGGCGTTGGACGCTTGAGGTCAGCGTTGTTGACCGGCCGTCCGGTGGCCTACAGGGTTCGGCTAGTGGCACGTGGCAGACGGTCAGTGATCACAACGTTGATTGGGCCGACGTGTTCAACAAGAACGAGGTTTGGTCTGACGTTCTCACCAACCCCTAGCATCTGCTGAATTCAGTAACTGACCTGAAAGGGGGCAGTGTTGCTAAGCGTCAGCCCTAAGTGGGCTCGGGCGCTGACGACGAGCCATGGACTAGTGAGCAAGGTGAATGCCCTTTACGGCGGCTCTGTCGTCGCTGAGGGCATTCCCTTTGTGAGCGGGTCCGTGAAGGTGGATAGGGGCAGCGAGACACGACGTTCGCTGTCCCTCACCGTTGCTGACCCTCGTCAGTTCCCGACGACTGAGACCGCCTTGTTTGGTGTGTACGGTCAGCAGCTCTACGTGGAGCGGGGAATTCAGTATCTCGACGGCTCCACTGAGTCTGTTCCGTTGGGCATTTTCGTTATCACGAGCGTGAGCGGTGACGTTCACACGGGTCCGCTGTCCATTGAGGCGGCGGGGCTTGAGATCCTGCTTAAGCGGGCTCTGTTCGATGGGGCGACGAGCACCAAGGGGGCCCGTGATGCTGCGGCATTCATACAGACTCAGATTGAGGCGACCATTGCGGGTGCCTCGTTCGTTGACCGCTCGTCCAGCGGGGGAACGGTCCTAGCTACCAAGACTTGGGATGCCGGTACGGACAAGTGGGCCGCACTCTCTGAGGTTGCGGTCAGCGTGGGCGCTGAACTGTTCTGCGACGCATACGGCACGTTCGTACTCACTGACATCCCGTCGGTCAAGACCTCATCGCCCACGGTCGTTTGGGACGTGTCTGCGGGTGAGTCTGGCGTGATGGTGTCGGCTGAGCAGTCGCTTACGAGCGACGAGGTTTTCAACCGGGTCACGGTGGTTGGCGAGAATGCTGAGGACAACAAGCCCCCGGTTTCGGCAACGATCTCGATCACGGATAGTCAGGATCCCCTGAGGTACGGGGGCCCGTTCGGCAAGGTTGAGAAGCGGGTTTCGTCCAGCCTCGTCACGACCACGAGTCAGGCAAGCGCCATGGCTCTTGCGCTACTCCGTAAGACGCGTGCACCTAACCGGTCTGTCTCGCTGTCTGCGATTCCCAACCCTGCGCTAGATGCGGGGGATTGGATCCGCGTGGACTACGGTCCGGGGATCCTGCCTGAGCTTCACCTTGTGAACTCCTTTGAGGTTCCGCTCTCGTCCGATGGGGGAGCGTTCAATATCGACACCATCGGCGGACGGGACGAGGAGCAAACGTAATGGCCGGTGTTGACAAGCTACTTGGGGCAGCCGTCCAGTCTGTGAAGACTTCCGGGCTGCTTGAGTCCATGGCTCGCATGGGGGTTGTCTCGGCGGTCAACTCCGATGGCACAGTTGATGTTTCGCGTGCTGCGGACGTGTTCCCGTCTGTGAGGCTCCTGACTGGCTACGTGAGCCCCGCTGTGGGCGACACGGTGCAGATGCTTAAGACCATGGGCGGTTGGGTCTGCGTGGGCGCGTATCAGGCTTCCACGCCTGCGCCTCAGTGGGTCTCTGCCTCGCTCGTGAGCGGCTACACGAACAGCGGGAACAGCAACGGGACCGTTCAGTACCGGCGGATTGTCGACCACGGCTCAACGTTCATTGAGTGGTGCGGCGGCATGTCGTGGGCTACCTCCGGAAGCCCCCCGAACGGTGGTCAGTTCTTCACCATGCCTTCCGGCTTCCGTCCGCTGTCCAAGCGCTCTGTCTCGGCGGCTGCCGGTGGTGTCGCCACAAAGATTGATTTCAATACTGACGGTGGTTGCGTGATTATCCCGCCTACCGGCGTGACTACGTGGTGCAGCGTCAACGGCGTGCGCTACCGCATTGACTAAGGAGAACGCCAGTGCCTCTAACTGACTCGTACGGGCAGAATGTCACGTACCCGACGCTGACCGATAAGCCCAACGCTCAGTCTCTCGCTGAGGGGCTAGTTACCAACATGGTTCCCAAGCTGGTCATGACGTTCCCCTCTGCGGTGACCCGTGGTGCGACTATCAGCAAGCCCACTGAGGGCATGGTGACTTGGCTCAAGGACGTTAACCGGCTTGAGGTCTATGACGGTTCCGCTTGGGTGTCGTTCGCTTCCGGTACGAACACTTGGAAGACGGTTTCTCTGGCGTCCGGTTGGGCGCACGACGGTAACTCGCAGGGGACCTTTCAGTATCGAGTGGTGAACCTCTTTGGGGAAGACACCATCATGTTCCGGGGCGGCATCTCCCGTGCCTCGTACCCAACTACCATCCCGTCTTACTTTGAGCTGAACACGACGGTTCTACCGTCCAGCGCTCGCCCCTCGTCCCTGCGGACTATCTCTGTCCCTTGCTCGGATGCGGGCTCTACGCGCATCTCGCTCAAGCTGGACGTCACTACCTCCGGGTTCCTGCGTCTGTACGGCATTAGTCGTCCGAACGATCTCCCTCAGTGGACCGGCTTTAACGGGTGCTTCACGTCGCTGTAGGCACCCCTCAACTACTGAATTCAGTATCTGACTTCCCCTCGTCCGGTAGGGCACGACCGGGCGGGGGGTTCTTCTTGCTCGAAAGGAGCTACCCATATGAGCACCACGTGGGTTACGGGCGCTGAGCGTCTAGGTAGCGGCAGCATTGGCGGGGCTATGGACAGCCCCAACCGTCCGGCGCGTGTGGTCTGGCACACCACGGAGAGCGGAGCGGGCAACGCTGCGTTCAACTCCGTTGGGAAGTACCTGACTTCCATCGGCGCTGAGCCGCACTTCCTGTACGACCCGACCACGGACCGGCTAGGGCAGTACGGTCCGCTTGACCAGTCTGCGCGAGCCCTCAAGAACGATGGCAACACTCGTACGAACCGTACGGGTCGCGCGTGCATTCAGATTGAGGTCTTGGGTCGGGCGGCTACTCCGTTCACGGGGTATTGGCGTCCGGGTAAGAACTTCAAGGCGCTTATGTCGGCTATCCGTTCGTGGGGTATCCCGGACGTGTTCCCCATGGGCACCCCGGCCAAGACCGCTAGCGCGACCAAGCGTGACCGGTCCGTGTGGCTTGCCAAGGGTGGCCACTATGGTCACTGCAACGTTCCGGGTAACGACCACTGGGACCCGGGCGCTATCAACACTGCGGCTCTGTTCGCTGCGGCTCCCAAGGCTTCCGGGGGCTCCTCGTCGGGCTCGTCCTCGTCGGGCTCCTCGTCCTCGTCCACGTACGTGGTTAAGGCGGGGGACACCCTCAGCGGGATTGGTTCCAAGCTTGGTGTCAAGTGGCAGTCTCTCGCTGAGCTGAACGGGATCAAGTCCCCGTACACGCTCAAGGTTGGCCAGAAGCTCAAGACCAAGGCAGCGAGCGCGAGCGTTCCCACTGTGAGCCTCGCGAACGTCCTTGAGGCGGCGCGTAAGGACCCTAAGGCGGCTCAGGGTAAGGCGAGCCACGCGAGCGACGTTAAGCCCGTTGAGGCGGCTCTCAAGGCCGCTGGTTACCTAGCTGCGGCGTACGCGTCGGACGGCTCGTTTGGCTCGGTCACTGTCACGGCGTATGCCAAGTGGCAGAAGGCTATGGGCTACTCGGGCACTGCTGCCGACGGTATCCCTGGTAAGGCTTCCCTTGTGGCGCTTGGGAACAAGTACGGATTCAAGGTGAAGTAATGAGCGAGCGTGACCCCCTTGGCGTGACGATTGGCGCGCGTGAGATCTATGACGAGCTTGTTGGGATGCGTGAGGACGTTAGGAGCCTTACGCA